AAGTGTCTGAATTTATTGAAACTCTCTCACCGTTATTTCGGACAAAATATGCTACCTCAACATCACAGTCGATTATAATTTCATATCCGGCTTCAACCGGTTCGCCTTTTGCAGGATCTTTAATAGTAAAACCCTTTCCATTTACATTTATAACGGTATCGCTGTGAGTTAATTTTGTAAATCTTATTTCCGGCTGAGAATAAACCGTCCCTGCGTTCTCAACAGCAACATACGGCGACGCCTCAGTAATATCAACAATCGTCGGGCGAACAGCATATGCGAAAGGCAGAGCAGTTACATTTATCGGCAGTTCCGCCATTGTCAGGGCTACAGCTTCCGGTACAAGAGGTTTGATAAAAACATCAAGATATTCCTGTGGAGCTGTTGAAAAAAGCAGCTTTCCAAATCCTGAAAGTTTACTGAAAATACTGCGTACATTTTCCGGAGAAGCCTCTGCAATAACGGTATTTATAACAAAATCCGCATTTCCGAATGTTTTTGATTCCTGTATTATCTTTCTTGCACTTCCTGCACGAGTTACCTCGCTGACTTCTTTTCCCCATGTGGGACGGATTATCGGAGCAGTAATAATAAGTCCGAGTTCATCGCTGCTTACTCCGTTAAAAATAAAACTGCTCATTTTTACAAGCCCCTTCCTGCTTCAATTCGTCGGCGCTCCATTTCCAGATCTTCCGCAAGACGAGTCACGTCATATTTTCCGGCGATTGTCGCATTGATAGTATAACTACTATAGAAATTTTTCTGACCGCCTGCTCCATTAGCTCCCGAAACAACAGTGTTCCTTGCATTTCCGGTAAGAGGAGTTATCCTCGCTCCGCCATTCATTATTTCTATCAGTTCCGGTCCGGCTTCGGCTACTATTCCCTGTCCGCTTCCCAGAAAGCCGCCTTTGGCAAACATTGGAACAAAGACGTCGTTACTTCCGTGTAACGACGGAAACAGCGCTTGAGATAACGCAGCACTGCGTGCCATATTTATGGCAGAAATTATTGCTCCGCCGGGTTCTATTAACGTATTAAGAGCATTGCCTACTCCAGATACGATAGACGCACCTGTTAAATCACCAAGCTCCATACTCTCACTTTCTATAAAAACTCTTAAAGCAGTTGTATCAAATCCATCTATTTCAGAAAGTTTGTCCACAATTCCGGTTTTTAAAATATCACCGGATGTTATGCCTCCTTTTTTGGCTTCGCTGACAATGCTTTTAACACTTTCCTGAAATGTTTTTTCAGCATCCTTGCATCCAAGTTCAACAGAAGCATTATATTCCTTTAATGCATCGTCAACTGCATACCTCATTAATTTTAGCCGCTCTTCTGTTTCTTTTTGAGAATCCGCCAACTGCGCTTTGCTTAAATCACCTATTTCTGAATACAGTCTGACAGCTTCATCATAACGCTTGTTCGCAAGCGCTTCTTCCGCTTTTTCATAAGTTTCCACATCAAATTGGTTCTGAGTAAATGATTCTTTTATCATATTATACGACTTATAGTAATTTATAAGATTTTCAAGATTAGCGTCTAAATTTTCTACATCTGCTATTATTGGACTTCCGCCGTTTTTATCCATAGACATATAAGCATAATCGACCAGTGAACTAAGTGTCTTTGTATTTTTCATTGCCTCTTCAACGCTTAAACCAACAAAGGAAGCATCATACATACTTGCATTTCGGTTTAAAAATCCGATCCACTCTTCTAAAGAATCATAATCAAATGATGTTCCGCTTTGAATTGCTTTTAAAGAACTTTTGATTCCCTCACTTGCATCAACAAGAAGTTTAGGAGCATTGTTCATTTGACTAAGAGCCTTAGTGTATTCATCCCCATATGCATCAGAAAGTTTTTGAGCACGTTGTTTGCTTATAGTTTCTTCTATAGTTGTTTGAAGCTCGTCATATTTTTGAATTTGTCCATCAATAAGCTCAATTTCAATTCCAGTTGTTTTGGTTAATTCTCCCTTGATATATTCAACACGATCTTCATAACCTTTTTTTACTTCTCCGTTTTTATCAACAAGATTCTGCAACTCATTCCACAAATCTTCTGTCTTATCCATAAGGATTTTATCCTGAGAAGCTGTTTCATTAGCAGCGTCTTTCAAGTTCTTCATTTCTTCGCAGTTATCTTTAACGGCTTCTAAAAGATTTCTTGATTCTTCGGTTGCTTTTTTAAATATTTCTTCTGCCTTGGCATCAGCGGCTTTTTTTACCGATGCAACAAAAGAAACTGCACCTGTTACAAGAGCAGCAGAAATGCCAGCTATTCCGGTAGCAGAAGCGGATGCCGAATCCGATGTATGTTTCAAGGATTCGTTGAACTTTTTTATTGCAGATGCTCCCTCATTCGCTTTCTGTGCAACTTTCCACGCTGCGAACGCTCCTCCTATACCTTTCACCACAGGCAAAAGCTTCTCTCCGGTTTTAAGCAATTTAGGCAGATTCTTCACAAGCCAGTCTGCACCATCTTCAATTTTCGGAATAAATTTCTGAGCGGCAGGTTCAAGTAGATCAGTTATTATTTTTCGTTTAAGCTGTTCAAACTGACTCTGTGCATCGTCATATTTTACCTTATTGATATCTTCCAAGATTGACGCCGTTTTATCTGCCTCTCCACTGACATCCATTAAAGCTGAAACACCGTCTTTTCCAAGATCTTCCCACATTGTGCCGAAGAGCTGTACACCAAGCTGATTTTTTAAAGTTTCGTCCTCTAATGCGAAAAGAGCATTGATAATATCTTCTGTTGCTTCCTGCGCTTCATCACCGCCACTGTTGAACGCTGACATAAGTTCTTCAGCGGTATATTTAGCATCGCTTCCGGCATTCTGAATGCTGCGCAGTGAGTCTTCGTTAACAGCAAGACTTCCTTGCAATTCTGATAATTCCTGCTCCCATTCAGCAATGCTGTCAGCCATTTTCATTTTCTTCAACTCATCAGTTTCGGAATTGAATTTACTCTGTTCCACATAGGCGTATTTCAACTTTTTTTCAAGTTCTACAATCTTATCACGCTGGTCAGCAATACAATCGGTAGTTGCCTTGATGAATTCGCTGTTATCAGCCTGAACAAGTCCCAGAGTTGCCCATGCAGCTACAGTTTCATCTGCTCCTTCCTTCTGACGAATACTGAATTCCTTTACTGTATCTCCAAGTTTATCAACAGAAAATGTTCCTGCCTCTGTTCCGTTCATAAGACTGTTAAAAAATTCTTCCGCTGAATATCCTATAGACCTATAATGAACGCTGTATTCATTCAGAGTATCCAGCAGATCTCCGTTTTTATCAAGACCTTTCTGTGAACCCTGAGCAATAAGAGTGTACGCTTCATCGGCTGATACCTCGAATTGATCCATAAGCATTTTCACTGTGCGTATGCTCTCTGCCACGTCATAACCAAAAGTATCACGCATAAGAAGAGCACGTTCTGTGATCTTTTCAAGTTCTTCCGGGGAAAGCTCTCCCAGCTGCTGCTTGACACTTGAAATGGATTCTGCAAGATCAGTCTTATCATCACCAAAATTATTGGCATACAGATTGCTCATAACCTGGCTGTACTGCTGCATTTCCTCGGCTGTAGCTCCTGTCCGGGTCTGAATGGTATTCAGAGCCTCCTCGCCCTCAGAAGCAAGCTCCTTGAAAGCATCTGCCGCCGCTTTTAGGGCATCAGACGCAAGGTCGGCTATCACGCCTTTAAGCACTGTGAACCCGCCGTCTGCACTGTCTTGCGCCTGTTCTCCGGATTTGTGAATGTCGTCGCCAAGGTTTTCGGCTTGCTTTCCTGCTTCTTCAAGTTGTTCTCCGAGTTTCTTTGATTCACCACGAGCGTTTTCAAGTTCACGCTGAAAAGCACGGTACTGTCCATCGTCGATTTCACCTTTCAGAAACTTTTCCTTTATCTGATCCTGAGCTTGCTCGAGAATTTTAACCTTTTTCTGAGATTCTTCAATAGCTTTTGAAAGAAGCTCTTGTTTCTGCTTCCAAAGAACGACAGAATCTTTGTTGTTTTTCAGCGATTTTTCAATTTCTATAAGTTCATCACCTAAACTTTTAGCACTGTCACTTGTTTTGTCTGCTGCACTATTCAGGTCTTCCACCTTTTTTTCAGCTTCTTCAAGCTGACCTCCGAAACATTTTACCTCAGTTCTAGCATTTTCAAGCTCGCGCTGGAAGGCACGGTATTGCTCCCCAGTAATAGATTTATTTTCAAGCTGTTTATTAACATCTCTCTGTGCACTTTCAAGCATATTCAGCTTTTCTTTGCTGATATCAAAAGCCTTGCTAAGCAATTCCTGCTTCTGCTGCCAGAGCACTACGGAATCCTTATTGTTTTTGAGCGCCTTGTCTACTTCTACAAGCTCGTTTCTTGCCTGCTCTCCGGCTTCCTGAAGATCATTGCCAAGGTTGTGAGCACTTTCAGCGGTTTTATCAGCTATGCCATTCAATTCCTTAATCTTGTTTTCAATATCTTCAAGCTGACTGCCAAAATGTTTTGCTTTGGCTCTGGCATTTTCAAGTTCACGCTGAAAAGCGCGGTACTGTCCATCATCAATTTCACCGTTCAGAAACTTTTCCTTTATCTGATCCTGAGCTTGCTCCAGAATTTTAACCTTTTCCCGGGATTCTTCAATAGCCTTTGTCAAAAGTTCCTGCTTCTGCTGCCAGAGCACAGCAGATTCGCCATTACTGCGAAGAGAATAGCCTACCTCCTTAAGTTCTGCTCTCACGCTTTGGCTCTTTTTCTCGGTTTCCTTCAGCGCATCACCAAGTTCGGTAGTGTCACCACCTATTTTTATCGTGATGCCTTGAATTCTTTTATTTGCCACCGCTAAGCGCCTCCCTTAAACTTGTTCTATCGGGTTCTGTCTGCTGATAATCATAAGCCTTTTGCAGATATTCCCTGCCTGATTGACTGCCGGAACGATCCCATACAAACGCATCGTGAAGATATCCACGATACTCAAGATAATTCAGCTCCCACACCTCATTGATATTAAGCCCTGTATAATCAATTACCAGCTTGAGCTTTTCTGTATTGCACCTGAAATGCGGTTCGGCTTTTTCTTCTATAGGAAAATAAGGGATCTGCATCTGCTGGCTGCTATTGATTATCATTTCGATCTCCGTAAGATATTCCTCTATGAAATGTTTCAGTTCATCAATGGTTTCAGGCATCCTTCCCATAATTTCAGCTACTGTTCTTATTGTCAGCTCCGGATCCGATGAACTCTTTAAAATATAATACTGCCTGACTGTCGGCATAGGGTATTTACTCAAAACGATCACCACCTAAAGTTTGGGAGGCAAAAGCCTCCCTGTGTATTATCCAAGATTATCGATTACCACTGCTGTACCGCAGCGTTTAGCTTTATTTGAACTGTCAACTTCAACTACCGTTATGATTTTGCCGGCTGTTGCCGATATTTCAGTTGTTCCGACAGTAAGAGCAGTCCAGCCGGAAGAGCATACCTGATCGTAATATACATCCTCAGCAGAATCACCGATCTTGTATTTCAGATTGTTTCCGGATAAAGCCACCGGACTTACTGACAAAACTTTTGTCTTGCCTGTAGAAGAGCCGGCGGCAAGTGTGACTTTCATGCTGTCCGGGTTCATTGCATCCTCATCGTAATAAGCGAGTGTTCCTTCATCATCAAGCAAAGGCTCAAATTCAAATGTTGAATTAATCACCTGTTCCGAATCGTTGAAAGCCTGTTCCCAGCCGCCTTTGTTTACACCCACTCCGGTTATACGGAGATCACCGCAGATGGAATCGCGGTGTACCGCCCGGATAAGATACTTTTCGCCCTTGTCGTTTGTTATGCCTCCCAGCTTTGTTCTTCTTGTGCCGTTTTCTATCTCTCCTCTGCGTGCTGTAGCTACAAGAACCTCTATTGTCTCACTGTTCGGAGTAATATTGCCATAGTTAAGCGAAGCTGTTTCTGATTTCAGTTTGCTTCTTCTTGCTTTTCCGTCGTCAGATTCGGCGGTAACCCATTCTGCCGAATAGTTGAACGTTGCACCGTTTTTTGTGCGTCCGATCATATTCTCATCCTTTTCGATTTCACTGTTTTCCGGCACAGTTCCTGTCCATTTTGTAACGTAAATATCTGCGCTTCCTATGCGAATATTTTTCAATTCCTTTGAATTCATATTTTTATCCTCCTGCTATTATTTTTTATAATCTTTCTATTATTTCAAACTGAAAGGTCGTTGCGTACAGCTCATCCGTGAGAACAAAACTGCTCTCGACATCAATTTCAAATTCTGAGAACATACGAAGAATGTTATCTTCGGTTTCAAAATCTCTTTCGCTGCTGTACAGTATTATTGTCAGTTCCGACCGTTTGACTGGATGATATGTGTCCGCTCCGCTGGTCTGCGATTTCAGAGTCGCCCAACAGATAAAAGGCGGATCGGTCATTTCCTCAAAATGGTCGTATGCCACGGGAATTCCTAATTTATCCAGTCGTGCAATATAATCCTTAAGCTTTTCCTCCATTGCGAATTATCTCCTCAACTTCCTTTAAGTATTTTTCCATGAGCCGCTCTGTATTGTCACTAATGTGTGGCTTGCCCTTGATGTGACCGTCCGGTTCTATATCCGATCTGAAATGATTAAAACTATGACCGCTTTCAAGAAGATGCGGCAGTCCGCTCTTTTTGTTATAAATAAGCATTGTTTTATTTCCTCTGTTCTCTGAAACCGTCTTAGAAACCCAGCCACGTCGGTAAGCTCCGGTTCGTTTGGGAGAATCAGATTTGATTTGCTTTTTAAGCTGTTTTGTAGTTTCCTCAGTTAATTCGTCTACAGCCTCCGCAATGCCTTGTGCATATATCATCAAATACTTTGACAGTGCTTCAGGGATGTCCTCTGGGGATACTACAACGTTTCCGTTTTCGCCCTCTGTACGCATTATAAACCGCTTCTTTCTTCGAGATAAAGTTCTGTAAATCCGTCTGTTCGTTCGTATGTACGATAAACAGAGTGATTTTTTCCATTGATTTCAACAAGCGTTTCACCGTCGTATTCGCAGGTGTGCACAAGAACCTGATACTGCGAGCGGATGCCAAGCTGACCGGCTTTAAAGAATTCGTTAGCTCCTACAGATTTTTTTGTTCCAAAAACTTCACGGCGTGAGACAATGTTTTTCTTTTGCTTTTTTAGGCTGTCGGTCTCGTATTCTACCACTAAAAGCGTGACGATTATTTCATCCATTCGATTTCACCTCGTTATAGTCGCCGGACAATGCAAGAGCCTGTTTGAATTTCTCATAAGCCTGTGCAAATTTTTCCATGTCTGAACGATATCCGAAATTACCTTTGCAATAAAGCACAATAGCACGCCGAATACATGGATCATCCTCATCTATCCGGTTAACGCCGCCCATTTTCAAGTCTACCTTACAAGCGTTGATGAGCGGAGTGATCTCCGCATCATCAAACACTGTTGTTGACTGCTGAATCCTGAGAGCAGTTTTAACCTCTGTCAATAATTCAGCCATTATGTAGTTTTCTTCTTGGCGGTAACAGTAACAAGTGAATTTTTGTCAAATACTTTTCCGTCAACAAGCATGAGAGCCTTAGTTTTACGGTCGTCTGTATCTTCGTCTATGTAGGATTTAAGAGTGATCTGATAATTAGTATTTATGCCATATTTAGAGAAATCGAAAATAGCCGCAACTATCGTGTCCTCTGCTGCCGCTGCCGGAAATGCAGGCATATATTTATTGAACTTTACAGGACGTCCCAGAATCGTATATTCAGGCTTGCCGTCTATTCCTGAATCGATTCTGCTGATCGGCTGTCCGTTAGTATCAGTCAATCCGATGATTTCATTGAAAAACGTTTTCTTCGGCATTGTCCAGACTGCTCCGCTCTCATATTCCTCCGGTAAAGCGGCTTCAGCTGCCACAAGATCAGCATATGTAAAATGCTTTCCGCCGGCAATTTCCAGAGCCTGACCAGCAGGCGGCGTTACCGTGAGAAATCCCTCCGGCTGGTGATTTGCCGCACCCTCTCCGAGGAATATAGCCTTTTCAATCGCCTTATTCATACTTCTTACAATAGCTTCGATAACTGCCGATTCAAAAATATCAAGCGTTACGGTATCGGCTTCAAATGATACCGCAACCACGCATCTCAGCTTATGATATGAGAAAGAGATCGAGCTCGTCGATACCTTTTGATCGTCTGTCGTTCCACGCTCTGCGCACCACGTTGAGGTCAACTCTATGTCAGATGTCGGAATGTTTACGCCGCCCTTATAGTTGGTTCTTGTAACCATTTTCAGGAATTCTCCGTAATTATCAAGCTTCTGTATGATCTTCTGAACCCATATTGTAGGAACGACAGCCGCAACATCTGATGTTTTTGTTTGCTGTGAAGTATTTCTGAATTTCGCCGGAATCGGAGTTCCGGAAACAAAATTATACATAAGAGCTGTTCTGTACTCAACTGAATTGTACATCTCATTCGCTGACGCATATTCGCCACAGGGATTACCGGCGTTTTTGAACGCATCGGGAACTGCGTGTACATTTCCGGCTATCGCATTAAGATTAGCCTGCTCCTTTGCGTGATCTTCAAACGATGCGTCAAGATTTTTAATATCCTTGACTGCGTTGTTATACCCCTCCATATCGCCGTTGTCAAGGCAGCTCTGAGCCTGTGCAAGGAGATCTTCCCTGCGTTTAAGATACTGTTCTCTGTTCATATTCTTATACCTCCAAGTTTTAAAATTTCAAGCTGTGCCTGATATATATTTTTATCAGCTTTCTCTTGCGAGTGCGGCTTTTTGAGCTGATTGCGAATCTTTTCTATGGCTTCCCGAGAAAGAAGTCCCCCTGATGATTGTGCAGTCAACTGCACAGACGGCTCTGAGATCCGGTCAACAAGTTTTTTCTCAACAGCATCATAAGCCGTCAGCCATGTTTCCTTGTCCATCATTTCAAGAGCCTCCGCCTCGCTCATTCCTGTTTTAGCTGTATATGCCGCTGCAATGGTCTGATTTGCTTTCCGGAGTATATCGCTGGTTTTTTCCATTCTATGATAGTCGCCGCAGGAATTCCCTGAAACGTTATGTACCATCATCATGCCTGTCGGAGCTATCTCTGAACTCCTGGCACACGCAATTACCGAAGCGGCAGATGCAGCAAGTCCGACTATGTGGATAGTACAATTCCCTCGATATGTCCGTAGTGCTTCGTATATCTCTGATCCGGCAAAAATATCACCTCCCTCAGAATTTACGTAAACATCCACATCCTCTCCGGAAGCCTCGGCAAGCGCTTTGTTTACACTCTGCGGAGTACAGTTTTCATAACCAAGCCAGTCATAGATCCAGCCATCATCTGACGGAACTATACAGCCTTTAACGTTAATCTTCATTTTCTTCACCTTCCTTTATAACGGCAGTATCAAGTCTCCTTACCGGTTTGTCTCCTCCTTCCACAGGAGCAAGATTGAGCACAGACCGCCATTCATTCGGCGTCATAGCTCCTCTGTCAACCATGGAAAGAAGCGCAAGTTTTGTTCTTAGAGAAGCATATTGTAAATTTGCCGATTCAAAAATAATCTTGTTGCCAAAAGCTCTTTCTTTTCGTGTAAAAAGCTTACGTGTAAATTCGTTTGAAAGATCAATGGCGATAGGCTCTATTTTCAGCTCATAAAACGCATTCCATTCATCCTCGTTATAATTTGATACAGTTATTTTCTCATTCATGCCGAAAAGAGCATAAATTCTTTTGTTGTTTTCCTGTATCTGATTAGAATTAGGAACGTAATCATTTGCCTTTACCTGTATCGCTTCTGCCTTTGCATCAATAGCTGCAACGCCGAAATTATCTCTTGTGTTTTCAAGATAATTCTGTGCAAACTCCTTTGCCTGTTTTTTAAGATCCTCCGGTCTGAGCGTTTGTGCAAATTTAAGCAGCCACCTTATCACAGCAGAATTCTTCACTGCGTTTACTATGCCCTGATCGGTTGTTGTAACTATCTCCATAAGCGGAGAAAGCGCAGGCATCAGGGGCGAGCCAAATATATCGTTCTCGTTCAGATCCTGCCGTATGTGAATGATATCGCCATAGGAAAATTTAAAGCTTTTTCCGTTTCCCATAAGAAATTTCAGCCGCATTTCACCATAAGCATCATAATCTGCTTCAACGTTGACCGGAGCAATCGGATATATTCCAACCGGATAATAATTTTCATCTCTGACAATAACCGCATAGGCGTTATTGTTGATTTCAAGCTGACGGCACATCTTTTCAAGAAGCTGCTGCATACTCATATACGGATTCGGTTCTTCAAGAAGAATCCGCATATACGGCTCTGGGTTCACGGTATCGCCCCTTATATGCTTCGGGCAGAGTTTCCCGACTGATCTTGCCACCGGACGTATACAGGCTCTTACAAGATCAGATTCAAATATCTTGCCGTTCCAGCAAAAAAATCCATTTCCTGTTTCAGTTACCATTTGGAAAATTGCCTTTGCCGCCTCTGACGAGACTTCTTTTTTTCTGCCAAATAATCTGATAATATCCCCCCCTTTAGATCAGGCTGTTGTATTCGTCCTGCTTGTCCGTATAGACTACATAAGCGTCCAGAAGAGCTGCCGCGCCGTCTATCCTTCTTGTACTCCTTGATGTTTTCATAGGCTGTATATTGCCGTTTTTATCTTCATCCACCGACGTATTGGCAAGACACCATTTGTCTATAGGATTATTGTTGTAGTTTATCAGCTTCGATTCCAGATCCCTTTCCAACAGCTTCATAGGGGCTGAAAGAGTTCGTTTTCCCTGTCTTACAGGTATGAGGATATTTCCGAATTTGTTCTCCATTTCCTCTTTCCAGTAAGAAGCTGACCACGCATCATAGCCGATATACAGTGGGTATATATCATATTTGTCACGAAGTTCTTCAAACCATTCCGTGACATATTTTGCATGAATCTTATTTCCCGGACAAGTCCGGCAATATCCCTGCTCTATCCATAGATCATACGGAATCTGATCCTGATGCACTTTCTGTTCAACCAACTCTTCCGGTATCCAGTACATTGACATGACGTAAATGTACGGATCATCGGGAATCCTGAATATTGCCTTTGCAGCTGTCAGATCGACAGAGCCCGACAAATCGACGCCGCCTATAAAATATCTTGGTTTCAGCTTTTCAACTTCATAGGTCGCCGTATTGTTAAGCTGTTCCCACGTAAGCCATGCTTCAACACTGGTTTCCGGAATATTGAATTCTTTGCATACAAGATTTTTTACAAGCTTTGGATTATGCTTTGCCTTTTCAACTTTTTCTTCAAGAGTACGGCGGTTCTTTATCGTTCCGAGACCAGGGTTAGCCTTTCCCCAGCAATCTGGATCTGTCCACTCTTTCCGGTTATCAAGTTCGTAGAGAAAAAATATTGAACGTTCATCTCTGAAACCGTTTTCCTCAAAGTAACTGTTGATAGTTCGTTCCGCCTCATCGTGAATATCATCGTACAGATCGCCGCGTATGTTTCCGGCAGTGGATGTAACAAAAATAAGAGGCTGCTCTCTTGCTGTTGTGCCGTCTGCAACAATGTCATACAGAGCTTTTCCGTTTTTCCATTGGTGAATTTCATCCATTAGTCCGCAGTGAACATTCAAGCCGTCAAGAGTATCAGAATCGCTTGACAGAGGCTTGAATACACTGTCATTAAACTCTGAAACCATTTCGGCAACAAGTGTTTTTATTTTTTTCAGCAATGTTTTTGATTTTCTTACCATTCGCCTGGCTTCAAGCCAGATAATTTTTGCCTGATCTTTCTTTGTTGCAACCGCATATACCTCTGCTCCCGGTTCACCGTCTGCGATCTGCATATACAGACCTACGCATGATGCAAGCAATGATTTTCCGTTCTTTTTAGCAACAATCACAACGGCTCGCTGATATTTTCTTAATCCGTTAATGTCTACAAAGCCGAAAACAGCTCCGAGTATCGCTTTTTCCCATAGTTCCAGCCTGACAAGCTGTCCGCCGAGTTTTCCCTTGCTGTGCCGGCAATAATTTTCGCAGAATTCAAAAAAATGGTTTGCTCGTTTTGGACTATAGAAAAATTCACCGGGATACTCAATATCATGCACAAGCTTTTCAAAGGTCTTTTTCACCCACCTGCTCACAATGATCTCACCGCCGCATATCTTCTCCCAGTATTCAAGAATAGGATTATAGTCATCGGGATAGACAAGTTTAGATTTCGTGGCGTGAGACGACGAACGCTGCAAACTCATCCTCATCATCCTTTCTTGGCTCTTCCTTCGGAAGCAAATCAGTAAGCTGCTTAACGATTTTCTGATACGAAGTGTTCATTTTGTTGTAAATATCGGAAATGGGTCTCTGACGAAGATAGGGTTCCTGATTTCCCTGACTAAATTTTTCTGTGAAACCATTTTTGTTAATGTCCTGCTCCATTTCGTCAAGGGAAATGCGCATAAAAGCAGCTCTCTGAATCAGTCCTTCAATAGTCGATTTTTTATTCTTTTCTATCTTTCCGAATATCCTTTTTAATCGTTTTTCCTCTTTTTTTACTGCCTCTTCTTTCTCTTTAGTCAGTTCTTCGTTCTTATAAATATTATTCATTATCTCACCGCCTTTTTTTGAATAGAGGGGGGTCATGCATATGACCTGTGCATCACACAAGACTCCCCCCTTATACGGTCGCAGGAAATGTCGCCATGGAAATTTAAGGGGGGGCTGTCCCTTTGATATACGGCTGTCCATCAGCCGCAAACCGGCAGCGCGCATTTCGATCTTGCCTTCCTGTCTGGTGATCTATCCTGTTATGACACGTCTGACAAACATATTGCAGATTCTTGTGATTGAGCGATACCTCCGGATCACATATATTGTCAGCTGTAAGTGTAATTCTGTGATGTACTATCTTTCCGATATCGCTGTGACATATCTCACATAAGCCACCGTCTATTCCTTGACGTATGCTGATAAATGATTTACGGCATTTCTTCCATCGCATTGATTTGTAAAATCCTTCCGCAAATTCTTTCATAACATCCTCCGATTCGGGCAGACAACCCCTACTGTATTTTACTGGTTCTTGCCTTGTTCTCAGTGTATCATATTCTGTCGGAGAATAACAGGGGTTTATCGGGGCAGTTTTGCAAAATCTTTCAGAGCTTTGCTATGTAAGGCTGTTCTGACATATTTTTCGTCTTTGTAGTCGAGAAGCTGCGCTATTTCTCTCCATGTTGCATTGCTGAGATACCTCGCCGAAAGAATCGCTGCATAAACGTGATTTGTCATAGAATCAATTTCTTTTGTAACTTTCCTTTGAATCCCGATATATTTTTCCTCCAGTTCCTGGATCAGTTCTCTCAGTTCCTGTAAAGACTTCTCATCGCCTTGTTTATTACGCAACTGACGTTCCTGCATTACAAGCGCTTTAATTCTGAAATCAATCCCCTGAACCTGTTCAAGATACTCTTTAGCCGTCATATTCATCCTCCGTTTCCCGAATCTCGCACAGAACGCTTCTATACTTGCAATTGAAACAATTGCCTTTCTTTCTGTTTAAGCGAATTGAATCGTTAATAGCGTTTATGTACTCCTGATTTGTCTTAGAGAATGAGCACACTCGCTTTGAACGGAATCCCGTACAGCGTGTGGATATAAGGATGCTGCACGTTCCTTCATCTGTTGCAAATACACATTTGTCACTCATAATACTCCTCCTCAAAAGCCAAATTCTGAAATTCACTGCGTTCAATATTCTGACGGTGACGCTCTCTTTTCTCGGACAACACATTCATAGACAGACCGTATATCTTGTTGAGAACGCCGACAAATTCATCCGTCACTGCATCAAAGGGAGCAATAACAGCCCGGAGCAGGAATCCTTCTTTAACGGCTATATACTCGCTGCCATTTTCCAGTTTTCTTACGTCATAAGAAATATCGTCAATGCCTCCGAAAGGCTTTATATATCCTGACTGGACGTAATATATCTTTGCTCCAGATGTAAGAGGGATAAGCTCGTAACCTCTGTAATGCATGACCATGCCGCAGTGAGTCAGCATTATTTCTCCGATAACATTATCCTCCGTTGAAAACGGCATCCTCTCGGACGAAACATCCATCTGCGCAAACTGCTTTTCCGTAACGTCAAGAAGCGAGCGCAGATTTTCCTGTTTCATATGCGGAAGTCCATGCAAAGGAAATGCAGCCGATCCGTCTCCTATCCATTGACCGTCATCGCTTTCGTAAAGAATTATTCTTCTTTTAGCTTTAAGAAGCTGAAGAACTGTTTTTAATTTCATATTTCTTCTCCTTTCGATCGTACAATCGTTGTAGGTGCAAGCTTCAAATACGACTCTATCAGATCCTTAGCCTGCTCCCAGCCATAGCAAACTGCCGTAAGATGATTCTGACCGCATAAGTCCCTGAGCCAGTTCTTCTGACTCTCGGTAGTTTTATTCCTGCCGTATTTCAGCTCTATGTATAAACCGATATATCCGCCTCTTGCTATCGGAAGAACTATATCCGGAACACCTGGTTTCAAACCGGCTTGCTTCAATCTGCTGCCTGCTCTTACGCTCCGTTTGCCCTCGTTCGGAACATGATACATCAATTTCAATTCCGGATATTTATTCTCGGCAAACTCCGCCCAGCGAAAAAGAGTTATCTGTTCCGTTTCTTCATTCGATTTACCGTACTGCAAAATTCAGCCTCCTTTTTATAAAATCTTGCATATATATAAACTCCGCCGTTGGTGTCGTTAAACACAACATTAGCGCCGGAAAAATAGTACCCATCATAATATTTTTCATACTCACGATTATTCTGAGTATCTTTGGCAAGCTCTCTGATCTTACGTGCGGACAGCCTGCCATCACGTTCCTTTGGATGCGGATGAATCAGATTCTTTGATGAATTCCAGCCTTTTTTTGAAATTGCAGGCTTTTTCAAAATGTATCTCACTAAATCAGCTATTCCATCCTCATTGAACTGCAAAGCATCCGTCCTGACATATCCTCTTCCCCACAAATCGACTATCTCCTGCGGAGTTAATCCGCCGTTGATTATAAGGTGATGATGATATCTGCCGTTCTTTTTTCCTTTTTCGGTAACAGCAATATATTTCAGATCAGGCAATCCCTTCTTTTTTCTGTAACGCTTAACACGTTTCAGAAAATTTGTAAGCTCGTTTTTTGCCTGCTCGTCATTCTCGGGATAGTGTTTAGGATCATATGTCAGATCAAGTCTCATATCCTGCGAAGTAAAATTTGCATGAACTATCCTGATGCAGTTATTTTCTCTGCGAATCTGATTAAGCTTTTTCTGACATTCTCTCGAAGGCTTAGATTTTCTTCTTCTGACTCCTGCTTTTCTGTACACAGGGTACATATGAGATTCCATATAATCTCCGCACACATATATCTTCTCTCTGTAACAGCATCTCATTTTCAACATCCCTTCATTTTCATCTGGTCGATAAGATAATATACATTACAAGTATTTAAAGCGAGTGTTTCCCGCCTGATTTTTAAGCCTGCTCCGTTTAGTACGGGCTCTTATACTATTATAATAGTATATAGCGACTGACATTTGTCAGCCGCTTTTTTCTGATCTTGCGTTCCAAGCTTCGATAGCTTCGTCAGTGCTGTTATATGTGTCAGTTTGCGATAGACACTCAGCACATTCAACACCATATCCACTTCCGGGAACTGGTTGATCAATCTCAAAATCCCATTTCCCAGCACATAATCTTCCTTCCCCACCACAAAACGGGCAAGGCTTTAATTTGGTTTTAGGCATTGTTGTCACGCTCCTTTTACAGTATGTGGTCTTGTAACGTCATCAACTCTATAAGGGCAGCCCTGCAAGCCATTTTCAAGGCAATTAATTTTGTCCAGTTGTTGTTCCTGATATTGACATCTTACACAATTATCTTTTTTAAAACAGTTGTTGCAGTCACAGATTTTTGAGCACATATTATTCACACTCCTTAATAGCTAATGCAACATATCCATTTTTCAAGCCCCAGCCACTGAGGATATATGTTATCTTGTATATTTTCTTACTGAGCGGCAGATGTGTGTGCTCCATTCCATTTTCATCAACTGGTATGAAAATTATTTTATCTCCCGTTTGAAAGCCTCTGTCGTTTTGACGTATTTCAAAACTCTTTTCGCCATAAAAGACCTCATCACAAAACTTTAAGTTCAATTTTAATTTATGTATTTTCATCTCTAAGAAACTCCTAAACCATTAATTGAAAAATTGTGCATTACGATACACTTCTAATCTTTCGGACGATAATTTGTAATACTCTGGATCAATTTCACAGGCAACATAGTCAAAACCTAGTTTTTCACAGGCTATGAGACTGCTTGCGCTGCCGACGTGCGTATCAAGAATTACATCACCAGACTGCGCATATTTCCTAAGAAGCCATTCATAAAGTGCAACGGGTTTTTGTGTTGTATGTATTCGCTTCTCATTCAGCTTCTTATTTCCCTGAGCAATATGCCCTTCTTCGATAGACTTACCTTGCATCATGCCGTTCCACATAAAGCGAAACATCCTTACAGATTTATGTAAACTGCAATACGCAATTTCACAGTCACTAAAAGAAGATTTTCCGTTACATTTATCCCAGATTATACGTCCTGATCCAGGAAAGATGAAATTGTAATAATTACAACCCCAGATAATTTGATTTTTTGAAACCCTAAACAGCTCGTTGAAGTATTCCGCTGTTGGTACATTCCAGTACTCAGAGACAGGATAACAACGACGTTTAACTTTTGTCGTACTGATACTGCTGCCGTAATATTTGCGCCGTTCTGGTCCACTGAAATATGGTGGATCTACTATTGCCAACGCAAATAATTTATCAGGATAACGTTTCATTAGATCCATACAATTTTCATTTGTGTATTGCATTTTATTCACCTTTCATCATCGTTCTCCTTAAAATACTTGCAGTTCTCTGAAGCGATACGCTTCAGATACTGCGGATAATCTTCCTTTGGTCTGAACTTGCATACCTTCTTGTGTATGCAGCCGTCGCATTTAATCTTCATCATTATTTCCTCCATGTAGAGATTCACGGGCAATATCAAGAAGCTTGTCCGTTCGCTCTGTAAACAGTTCCTTGTCTTTATCCTCCGAAGATTTTATGAACTCTATCAGTCCAAGACAGCTTTTATAAGCTTCGGCGTAAAGAAGCTTAAAGGAATTTTTCTCGGAGTTTGCAGGCTGTTCCGGAGGCTTCTGAAGCTGTGCGATACGTTCTTCATAGGATTTTTTGAGTTTTTCAACTTCCTCTATTCTCGCTTCATCAAGAGCCTTGTACTTATTTTGCAGAGTAACGATCTCTCGGTCTTTTTCTTCGATTGCCTTTTTATCGGGAACTTCTTTGATAACTTCTTTAACGACTTCTTTGATTTCCGGTTCGGCAACAGCGACGTCAATCGGGCGATTTTCAAGCTCCTTTATCCGAGCTTCGAGCTCTATATTCTTTTTCTCAATTTCCTGCTTTTCTGCGGCAGCTTTACGCATTGCATTTCCCGTATCATCAAGCCGTGCCTGCAAGGATTTGATTTCTGCCGATTTGCATTCCAGCTCTTTTTCCTGCTCCGTTTTATCACTGATTTGACTTTCAAACATTGAAAGCTGTTCGCCCTGAACTTTTACCTTTTCAAGAAGAGCCTTAACCTCGTTGACAGTCATTCCGGATAAATTATTATCGCTCATTATCTCAGTTCTGTCCTCTGTATTTACCTGAGTGAGCAAAGCAAGTTTGGTTATGCCTAACTGTGCATTCGACTGCACAAAGTCCTCTCCGAGATTTTCATACACGCTTATGTACTGGTATGCCTGTCTGCGTTTCAAGTTGTGTTCCTGCTCTGCATATTCCTCAAAAGAATCATAACCCAGATGTGTGTATAATCCCTCAATTTTCATTCGCCGCAAGTCACGTCCAATGGCACACACCGCATTTACCGCTGCCTGTCCGTTGGCTCTTATCCGCTCGTTTATGATAACGGCTTCCTGTTCCGGTTTTACTACTAAATTTGTGTTTTCCATTATGATTCTCCTTTTATGCTGATAATTTTATACGCTGTTTCTTGATTTTCTTTCCAAACAGCGCATTAAGATATTCCTGATACTCTTTTTCAAAATCGATGATCTCCTGCGGCTTTGGATTGTTGGCGCAGTTATTTTTGTAGCCTCTGCACTGAACTATTCTTCCGTCGGTATTGACTTCCATGGTGTAGTAGGGAACTTCGGGCTTTTCAGTTGTGCGCAGGAAGAGAATAGTCAGCTTGCCTTCGGCATGACGCTGTGCATATCCTCCGACGCAGTGATTCAGACGTTTGCCCTCGTCTACTATCTCCTGTACGCTTTTGGGAATCACGATCTGCAATCCTCGTTTTTCGTCGATATACTCCATTTCCGCAAGCTTTTTACTGCGTTCTTCAAGCTCCTGCTGAGCCAGCTTGTCCGCTTCGATCTTTATTATCTTCGTGAGTCGTTCATGAGCTTCGTGAAGATTTTTTGGCTTCGTAATAAGAGTATCAGTCATATCGTATTTCAGTTTGACGCACTGATCGAGGTAATCGTTCCAGTCTCTGATTCTGTAATGTCCTCCGTGCTTGTCCGCATAATTCAGAACTTTTTTCAGCGACAGACCTGTTTTATTAATAACTGCAAGCAGAATATCGATATTAAATTTATAGCTGCGAGCCGCCTGAAACCGTGTATTTTCGTCCATAGCCGGATCTTTTTTGCGTAATGTGTAATATGCGCTCAGCGTTTCACAATCACGGTCTTTCAGCAGATTCATTTCGCTTTTGTTGAGCCTCAGCATTCTCTTAACATCGTTGCTGCGATAATTTATCCTGATTCCGGTTCTGCCTCCGTTGAGCTTCCGGGAAATTATGTAGCCGAAACCAGATTTTATCATGTATTCTATATTCGGATGTGCGGCGATCATGCATATGTATGTAATGAAATTATTCTCTATCGGCTGCTCAAGATCTGAAACGCTGTATTTTGGGAACGTGTTTAGCAGACATCCGTCATTGATGATCGTGTAAGTTCTATCTGCCGGATAACCAAAATTGCCGTTGGAAAAAACAGGTTCGACAGGAGGAGAATTCTTTTTTACCCACGCAAGATACCATTTGCCGCATTTATCAGGAGATTGATACCGCCTGTAAAACTGAACGGCTTTGCCCGGTTCCATAATGTATCGAACCTTTTCCTCGAGGTCACAATCAGGCTCCATAATGTCCTCTTCAAAATACTGATAAGCTCTGAAACAGCGTATCATAACGGTATCTCTTATTGCGTAAAACACGGCAAAATTCTGCGAATGTCTGTATGTTTTTCTGCCCTTGTTCATAGCTTTGAATTGAACGGATTCTCCACAATTAACGCAGACTCCGTATTCGTTGTGTTTATAGCATTCCTGCGGTTGGAACGACCGATTAAACAGACTGTCGATGTACCTCTGATGACAGAAAGTACAGTAGCAATCGGTATCTTTTCCGTGCTTACGGTAAAATACGAAGTGCGGGAGATGTTCCTGTATTTCTTCCGTGTACTCGCTCATCGGCGGGAACTGTTCAAAATCTTTGATATCCATATTTTCACCTCAGAAGTCCAGCAGCTCATCTAATGATAAGCTAAGACTGCTTTTCGGTTTGCTCTGCGTCATAATTATCGGCGGTTCGGTATGACCGTTGTTCCCGCTGAGATCGATCGTCATGCGAAAATGTACGGTTGCAGTTGAAAAGTAGAATTTGGCTGCTTTAGTGCAGACCTCGAGATCTGAAATACTTTCGCCGACTCCTTTGATCACTTTATCAAGACAGCACTGGAAATCCACTCCACTCTGTTCTATGGCCTGCTCAAATTCGGGCTCCTGCTCGCAGAACTGCATCAGAGCTTTTGCGGTTTTAGGAGCAACGGCTCGCTGATACTTACCTACTATTACTGATGTATCAAAATATCCTTTTAAATCTTCCATTGACATTTCCTCCTGAATCTGCTATAATAGCAGTGGTTAATAATTTTTTATTTCTTCCGTCTGAGATTTTTCAGGCGGTTTTCTTTTTTTGTCAAGCTTTTTAAGCTCGTGGTTGAGTACGATAAGTCTTGCTATTGCCTTCCCTTTATCAACAGCTCCGCCGAAATTATCGCAACTCTTAGCCTTATCGTACCATTTGCGATACTCGTTAAGCAGCTCACGGCGGCGCTTTCTGCGCTCGATAAGTTCGTCAAGACGGCTGCATAGTTTGTCCAAGCCTACTACAATGTTCGGTATCGCTACCAGACTCGCCGAAGTTACTGTCAGCCAGATGCCTAGTTCTATACGCTTCGTGTCCAAGTTCCCGGAACGCTGTGCAGACTCTCTGCGATTCCTCGCAGGCTACTAAGACTTTCATAACCCGAACCTCGCTCTAACGATTTTCTTCATGACCTCAACAGTAGTTTCTTTAACTGTGATCGTTTCACCGCCTGTAATATGTACTGCTGATTTTGAGTTCCCGGCTGAATCAGTTCCGATAACGCCATCAATAGCATTTATATCCACATCAAACTCTATGCCGTCTTTGTCTGTTAATTTTATCATGGGCATTGACTTTTCCTCCTTTTTATGTTAAAATGTAAACGTGAAAATTTTATTTTGTGTTTTCCGTCTGAGATTTTTCAGGCGGTTTTCTTTTTGTCAAGCTTTTTAAGCTCGTGGTTGAGTACGATAAGTCTTGCTATTGCCTTCCCTTTATCAACAGCTCCGCTGAAATTATCGCAGCTTTTAGCCTTATCGTACCATTTGCGGTACTCGTTAAGCAGCTCACGGCGGCGCTTTCTGCGCTCGGCAAGTTCGTCAATCCGGCTGCATAGTTTGTCCAGTCCTACTACGATGTTCGGTATCGCTACCAGACTGGCCGAAGTTACTGTCAGCCAGATGCCTAGTTCGTACATCTCTGCACATCCTTTCCAAGAACCGTTACCTCGGAACGTCCGCTTTTATCTGCAAGAGTTGCAGTATTGATAAACCGTTCTCCGTCCAGCTCAAACGATATGCGGATTATCCTTGTAAATGTCATCCCTTTGTATTCTACCGGACATTTTTCAAATAACGCTTCTTTTAATTCTTTAACCGTCATGTTTCCTTTTCTCCTGTCCAGCGGTTGAAGCCGTAAGCTTCAAGTTTGTCTTTGATTTCATTCAGCACTTTTGCTCCGGCTTCTTGCCAGAAGGTGTTGAAGCCTTCAATCGGATTATCGCTATGTAATACAACAGTTTCGTTATCGTCTACTACGAGCGTTTCTCCGGTTTCTTCATTAGTTGAATATGCTGTGTTTTTGATTTTATATTTGATCATGGTTCTCCTTTCTGTGAGTATGCTCATATTCACGCCATGGAATAGACTGATCTGTCTTTTCGTATTTATGCCATAATTCGATGCGTTCGGGAGTCCAATATGCAATAATCAGGTTACATAACTGTTTTGATATACTATTTTTTGTCACAATATACTCCTTTCCGATGATAAAATATGTAATCCCGTCCGTTTAAGTTTTCCGCTGGCGTTTACTTCCGCTTTCGGTTCTCTCCTGCGGTACGGGATTATGGGATAGAGCTGATAGGCTCAGCTCTTCAGAAGCCTTGTTGATTAAAGATCGCTGCATTCAATTAGATTCTTGTGAAATTATTTTCTGATTCTGAGCAAGTTTTTCTGCAAGTTCATTTACAGGATATGTTATCTCTTTATCCGAAATATGCTGAACTTGTACAGCTAATACAAGATCGGCTATTTCTTTTGGTGTGACTTTAATTATGATTTCCGTCTTTCTCGCCTCCTTTCTGTTCAGACTTTTAAGTTAGAATTAATGGTTATCTGTTTTGAATTGCTTTTATGTAATTTCTTTTCCAACAAATATTGACTTTTTTGGACATGTATATTATAATTAATATATCAATTATAGAAAGGTGGAACCAAAATGTCCGAAAAAATATGTTTTCTTATCTGCCCAATTGGAGATGAAAAAAGTGAAACTAGAACGCATTCTGATACTGTATTTAATCATATTCTTGATCCAGTTATGCGTCAAAAAGGATATACCCTGATTCGTGCAGATAAAATTATTCAGGCTGATACCATTACTGACTCAATTATCAATTACATTGAAAATGCATCTTTAGTTATTGCTGATATAACCGAGGCCAATCCCAATGTATACTATGAGCTTGGATACAGAACTGCACTAAAAAAACCTATTATCCAGATTGCTGAAAAAGGCACCGAGCTACCTTTTGATATCAGTCTTAAACGCACTTTCTTTTTCGATAAAAAAGATTTATCCAGTATAGAAAACTTTAAAACGCTACTTTTAACTTTAATTGATAATATCGAATCAAATCAACAAACTACCGAGACACTACTGCCTACTGTAGAACAAAAGAACAATCCTCTCGGTAATCAATTTATAGAATCTATAGCAAATAAGTTTTTTAATAAAGTCTTCTTTGATTCTGAGGTTCAAACTGAAGATGCACTCAATAACTTAGTAAAGATGGCAGAGCTTGGTAAACAATTCAAACAGCCTGATATAAACTAAGCACAAAATGCGATAGAAATCTTCTAAAATCTTAACTACCAGCTGCTTTAATTCAGAAGGCAGCTGTTTTTTCGTTTCGTACATAATTCTTATTCTCCTTCCTGATCAGACAGCGGAGTTTCTCTTGTTGAGCCGAATAATACAAGCGTAAGGTCTGCTCAAAGAACTTCTGCTCACTAAAATAAATGATAATAAATCAGCAGAAAAAAAGAGCATTGCAGATATCGATAATTTTGCCGGCAATTCTTAATCTGTCATCTATGCTGAGCGGTTTATCAGAGAGCCGGGACAGCAGTTGCAGCTGCTTTTCAAGCTCTTGTTTTATCTCTTCTTTTGTCATTTTCTTCACACTCCTTTCTAACTATCGACTTTAATATTATTAAATTGACATAATTTTAGTATATCTATTGATTTTACCTCTGCTCTTTGATATAATGTAATCAAGGGAGGAGGTGAAAAAGAATGTCTGATTTAAAATATCCACCATTTCCGTCAAATGCTTCGTAAGCCTTAGCACTTGAATATGTAAAAAGTCAGGTAACCATTTTGACTCCAAGTGATTTGGCTGAAAAATATTATGAGGCATATGAAATAATCTCATCTGTACTTAACAGCACGGAAATTTCAAAGTAATTCTTTTCCTCCGAAGCATAAGTTACATTAAGCTTCGGAGGTTCTCTCTTTTCTGATAGTCTTGATCTGCTTTTTGAGTTCTTCATAATATTCGATGTACGTTTTTAATTCATTAATCTTGATATCGTTGACTTCCCCGAAACTGAAAATCTGTTGAATTTTTTTATTACTCCACCGAGAGCAAGCTCTGTTTTTGTGAGTTAGTCCATTTCCTCACGCTCCTTTCTGCTCAGCAGACTCAGTAACTTTATAAGTTACAATACCGTCAAAAAAAATTTGCATAGGATTATTAATTTCCAAAAGTGGAATAAGTTGCTCAATTTCATCTGTTCCGAATCTTTTATTTTTAATACGATTACAAAATGTTTTTTCGGATATTCCAAGATGCTGAGCAAGCTCCTTCTGCGTAAATCCCTTACGAACCATTGCCGCTTTAAATTCTAATACATTTAACACTTGTCTTTCACCTCCGTATCTTTTTAAGTTACCTACAGTATAGCATACATCTTGTAACTTGTCAAGCTATTTTTGAAAATTTTATTGAAGTTTTTTTCTTGACAAGTTACAAGTATTGATGTATAATAATATTATTAAGTTACAAGCGAGGTGAGAGACATGACAATCGGTGAACGTATAAAGCAATTAAGAACTGAAAAAGAAATAACTCAAACAGAACTTGCTGATATAATAGGTACAACTAAACAGAATATTTATAAATACGAAAATGGAATAATCACAAATATCCCATCAGACAAAATAGAAGCTATTTCAAGCTACTTTCAAGTATCTCCAGCTTTTCTTATGGGATGGAATAATTCAGCTCCCAGCGAATCCGAAACGCTAATTAGAACAAGCGACAATAACTTTTCATCAGATGAAACTCAACACATAAAAAAATATCGTACTCTTGACACATACGGAAAAAAGATAATTGACTGCGTTCTTGATCTTGAATTTGAACGTTGTAAGCAAATATACGAATCAGAATCTGTGCAGTCGAATGCACAAAGCCAATCGAAACAAATCCAAAGAAACGATACATACAGATTTTCAGAGCAGGCAATCGCAAGAAGCAGCGAAAGCAATTATAAGCCTGCTCCGACGGAAGAACAGTATAATGAGTTCGTTGATCTTCCGGACGATATGCTGGGCGAATAATTCCCAATAAATAGGCATTTCCCCATAATCTTTGCAATGACAAAAACACCTCTGACTATTACAATAGTAGTCGGAGGTGTTTTTCTATGAACAACTATGACACTTATAAATATGCCCGAGACATGGCATGGCAGTTCCTTATCGATAATCAAGTTTCGGAATTACCTGTAAAACTATCAGCAATATGCAGAAACAAGGGTTATCGCCTGCTCCTTGATTCCAAAGGCTCATATCTTAAAGCTAATGATCTATGAGCAACATTCCTGAACGACGGTCAATGGCAGATCGTCTTGAATCCTTCCGACAGCGTTAAGGTTCGGCGCTACACTCTGGCTCATGAGCTTGGACACATTTATCTCAAACATCCGCTCCATGATGGAAAATTCGGACGTTCATTTGGCATTCAAAGGATTCCTAAAACTCCCGAAGAATATCAGGCGGAACGTTTCGCAATTGATATCCTTGCTCCTGCCTGCGTTCTGTGGGGATTGAATCTGCACACCGCAGAAGATATTTCCGAAATATGCAATATCTCTATGCAGTCGGCAAAGATTCGTGCTGAACGAATGAAACTTCTGTATCAACGAAATATGTTCCTGTCTCATCAATTGGAGCGTCAGGTTTTTCAGCAATTTGGTAAATTTGTGGAAAATAAACAATTATTTTGATAAACTTTATTTAAATAGCAAATTGAATTTGTCACCTTTTTCATGATAGAATAATAATATAATATTTTATCTTGGAGGATAAAGCTATTGACTTATTTTATAATTATCGCTTTAATCGCAATTATCCCACTAAGTATCTATGTAGGAAATATGGATGAATCTAATAACAGCAGCGATGAAGCCGCTAAAACTGAAACATGGGAAATTATTCTTGCTTTTTTAATTCCTTTAATCGGTACAATTTTAGGATTTATTCACGTAGGAAAAAATGATAAAGAAGGCGGCAAGAAACTCTTACTTATATCTATATTAATGTGGATTGTTGCTGTTATTGCTTTTGCCATTATTAAATGGTTATAATAGGATAGCATCTTAATATTGTTAACAGTGGAGGAACACTATGAAAAAAGCCGCAATATACGCTCGATACAGTTCGGAACGTCAGACAGAGCAGTCCATAGAAGGACAGCTGAGAACTTGTCATGAATTTGCAAAAGCTGAAGATATTCTTATAGTTGAAGAATATATAGACCGTGCAATTTCCGGAACTACAGATCATCGTCCGCAGTTTCAGAGAATGATAAATGAAAGCAAGAATTTAGGTATTGATTATATTATAGTCTACAAGCTTGACCGTTTTGCTCGTAATCGATATGATTCAGCCATATACAAGGCAAAATTGAAGCAGAATGGAATTCGCCTGCTCTCGGCTATGGAGAAAATCACAGACAGTCCGGAAGGAATTATTATGGAAGGACTTCTGGAAGCTATGAACGAATATTATTCGGCGGAACTTTCTCAGAAAATCAGAAGAGGTATGCGTGAAAACGTTATCAAAGGAAAAACTACCGGAGGAAATATTGCTCTCGGCTATCGAATCGGTGCTGATAAACGTCTTGAAATAAATCCGGAACAAGCTGTCATTGTTCAGAAAATTTTTGAGATGTATTCACAAGGATGTACTTATGCCAATATAATAACCGAGCTTAATAGTCTTGGTTATAAGACAAGCAGAGGAAATGCGTTCAATAAAAACAGCATAAGCCGTATACTTTCTAACGAGCGTTATATCGGAAAGTATACAATTGACGGAATTGATGAGGTTTCGGAGTGTCCAAGAATCATCAGCGACGAGCTTTTTAATCAGGTTCAGAAACGATTAAGTGAATCTCAGAAAAAACATCGGCATAGAAATAATCACACTTATATGCTTTCAGGAGTTCTCCACTGTGGAGATTGCGGCGAACGAATGACCGGAACAAGCGGAAAATCTAAAACCGGAAAGCATTACTATTATTATCATTGTCCAAACAAACACCATGGGCGAATTAATGCCGATAATCTTGAGGCAGCCGTTATCAGTGCAATAGATGAATACTTGCAGGCAGATAGAGTAAAAGCTATTGCTAAAATAGCATTTAAAGAGTATCAAAATCAAATGCTTGATAATTCTGAGTTAAACTTAGTTAAAAAAGAATTAAAGAGTGTTGACAATAAATTAAAGAACGCTGTAAATGCGATTTTAAACGGCATCCAATCTGAAACTATAAAGAACACGATTGAAGAACTTGAAAGCCAAAAAAGGGCATTGTCGGTTAAACTGGAAGAACTTAATCAACGCTCCCCTGTTCTTACTCTGGAAATGTTTGAAAGTGCTTTAAAGTGCCTTATCGATATTCCTACAGCTTCGCTGATCGATTGCATAATAAAAAGAATAGATTTGTTTAGTGATTACATTGTTGTGTATTTTAGGTTATTTGATATTGACGGAGAACCACCGGAGAGTGTTAAAATTTCGTTTAATGTCTCTTCGCCTCCACCAATTAAAGCTTATTTGAACTCAGAACTGATCAAAGGTGTAAGGCAACAGTCTTATATCTCAGAGATGGTT